CGACAAGACACGAGCGGACGGGCGAGGACGGGCCAAGACGAGACAAGACTTTTCGACTGGTGGCTGGCGGAATACCGGGACGAGAGTTGACTGGACAGGACTCGACGAGACTGGACCGGACCAGACCAGACCGGACAAGACACGACAAGACTTTCCAAATGGTGGCTCGCGATTACCAAGACTTGACGGGACACGACCGGACACGACTTGACGGGACACGACGCGACAAGACGAGACAAGACTTTTGGTGGCTCGCGGATTACCCAGACCGGACGGGACGTGACGTGACACGACCAGACCAGACCGGACAAGACACGACAAGACTTTCCAAATGGTGGCTCGCGATTACCAAGACTTGACGGGACACGACCGGACACGACTTGACGGGACACGACGCGACGGGACCGGACGCGACGAGACAAGACTTTCAATCACTTCACTTTACAGGAGCCGACGATGGCAGAAGCAGAAATAACGAACGGAAAACGAGGCATTCAAGCGAAGTCTCAGGACACACTAATAGTGGAAAACCGGTTGAGAAAAGCTGAACCGGGAGACGTCGTGACTTATGACGAACTGTCGACGTTACTTGGTCGAGATGTGCGGTTGCATTGTCGATCGAACATGATGACCGCGCGTCACACGTTGGTTGGTGAGTCGATATTTTTCGACTGTGTTCCGAACGAAGGGTATCGACGATTGACGACGAATGAGGCGGCGTTTGCGTCCGATAGTCATCGAGAGCGGATCGCGTCAACAGCGAGACGTGGGCTACGGCATTTGAGGCACGTTCCGTTTGATGACCTGACAGATGAGGCGAAGAAAAAGCACCTGACGATGAGTGCTCAGTTTGGTGCCATCCAGTTGTTTGGAAGCAGCAAGGCAACAAAGAAAATTGAGGCCGCAGTCAAGAGCACGTCACCGATGGCTATTGGTGAAACGCTGAAACTGTTCGGTGGGTGAATTCACCAAGATAAGACCGGACAAGACGCGACACGACGGGACGGGACGCGACGAGACAAGACTTTTGGTGGCTTGCGATTATCGCGACTGGACTGGACCCGACGCGACCGGACGCGACATGACAAGACCTGAAAGGCGGCTGAGGAAACTCAGTCGCCTTTTTTTTATGTTCCAACATTGGAAACGACTCACAGCAACGTTTCCCGCAGCATAGACATCACCCGCTAATGTGCGGGCATGATCAAAGCATCTGCCCCGCACATCCTGGACGTGAATGGCCGGCCGTTTCCACGGTCACGGGTCAAGGTGCGTCAGGCGCTGGCTGAGCAGTTTGTGAATCGACTACAGGATCGGTCGAAATCCTTCCGATCGGTCGAGGCGAAATACGACGCAGCCGGAACATCGGATGAGTTCGCCAACTATTGGGCGGCATCAGACCAGCTCGATGCGGACTCAGCCAACTCCTCGGCAGTTCGGCAGACATTGGTTCGCCGAAGTCGTTACGACATTGCAAACAACGGGTATTCAGACGGAATCGCGACAACCTACGCCACGGACCTGATCGGACGCGGGCCATCGCTCCGAATGCAGTCAGGATCTGAGGGATTCAATCGAATGGTTGAATCCGCGTGGTACGAGTGGTGCCGAGCAATTCAATTCCGACGCAAGCTTTGGTGTCTGGCTCATGCCAAGCATCAGGACGGCGAAGCGTTTGGAGTTCTCCGACGAAACAACGGGCTCAGCCACCGCGTTAAGCTCGACTGGGTGCTGCACGAAACGGAACAGTGCCAGACACCGTACCTGCATTACGGAGATCCGGGAAAAATCGATGGTATCGCCTTCGATGAATTCGGCAATCCAGTCAGTTACGACTTTCTGAAATACCATCCCGGCAGCAATAGTCATTATCAGAACGTGGTTCAGACGCCTGAGCAGGTGATGGCGAAATACGTCACGCATTGGTTCAAGATGCGAAGACCAGGACAGCATCGGGGAATTCCAGAGTGCTCATCGACGCTGAATCTCGGGGCATCTGCCAGACGATGGCGTGAGGCTACTGTGGCAGCCGCTGAAAACATTGCGGACTTCTCGCTATTTATTCAGACGACGTTTGAACCGGATGAAATGGACAGCGTTTCCCCGCTGTCGACGCTGGATATTCAAAAGCGAATGATGACCGCACTGCCCGCTGGCTATGGAGCGTTCCAGCCTAAAGCGGAGCAACCGACAGCAGGGCATGCAGAGTTTTCAAAGTCGCTTGTGAACGAGCAGGCACGACCAAAGTCAATGCCGTACAACAAGGCGGCCTGTGATTCATCGTCTTACAACTACGCCTCCGGCCGGCTGGATCATCAGACATATTACGCGCAGCTGGACGTTGACAGAGCCGATTGCGAGGACTGCGTTCTGGAAACCATGTTTAACGCATGGTTCGAAATCGCAGTACTCACGTTTGGCTGGCTCGGTGGGAATCCTGACGCAATCAGCGAGCGGGCCAAGACTCATGAATGGGACTGGCCGAAGCATCAAGTTGCCGACATTGAGGCAGAAGCCAACGCGGCCGACAAGAAGCTAAAAAACGGCACATCAAACCTAGCGTCCGAGTATGTCGCGTCTGGGATGGATCCAGAAGACGAACTGGTAAAAGCCGCTGCATACAACGGGGTGTCAGTTGACGAGCAGCGACGAATCAACCTGCTGCTGAATTTGCCACAGCACGTCATCCCGATCGTCGCAACGCTGCTCGGCATGAAGTCAGCAGAAACGCCAGCGGCAGCACCGCAGCCACAGGAGACACAGGCAAATGCCTAAGAAGCCAGAAAAAATCATCGGCATGTCGGCCCCGGTCAGCATCACTGCGGCTGAAGGCGATGCCAGCGATGGGCCAAAGTCGTTTTCATCGACGTTTTACACGGGCGGCGCGTTGAATATTAACGGCTGGGAATTGCCGGTCATTGTGGACCTATCTGGCCTCAAGGCCGGAAACGTTTTGGTCGCCAATCTCGACCATGACGGCACAAAGCGAGTCGGCAACTTCGAGGTAATTAACGACGGCGCATCACTGGTCGCACATGGCAAGGCTACAGCAGCCACACCGGCCCGTGATGAAGTCGTCAACTCAGCGCACAACGGCTACCAGTGGCAGGCGTCACTGGAAGTAGTTCCGTCGAAAGTCGAGGAACTCGCCAAAGGAAAAACCGCGACCGTCAACGGTCAGCAGTTTACGGGGCCGGCGTATATCACGCGGGCTGGAACTCTCAAGGGTTTTGCGTTCGTCAGCCACGGTGCTGATGACAATACAACCGCAACCATCGCAGCTACAGCTGCTTCGACCACAAATAAGGGGAATACAATGGAACCGAAGTTCAAAACATGGATCGAAGCAATGGGTTTCGATGCCGACACGCTCACCACGGAACAGCTCGCCGGACTTCAGGCAAACTACGACGGCAAAAATACAGCAAAGCCGAAGAAAATCAACGCTGCAGATCCGTTCGAGGCACGTCGCATTGAGGCACAGCGACGGCAGGAGATCAACGCATTCGCTGAACGTCAGATTGAGCTTCGGAACAGTAGCGTTGATGAGATTGCGGATATCGAAAAACTCGCCAACCACGCGATTGAGGCTGGAATGGATACTAACGAATTCCGCCTGAAGTTTTACGAATCGCAACTACCACAGAGCAGGACACCGATTCATGTGGGCCCAAACCAGAAACTGAACAGCCGCATCGTGGAAGCTGCTGTCTGTCAGGCTGGACGCCTGCCCGGTCATGAAAAGATGTTCGACGACCAGACTCTGCAGTTGGCTCATGATCACTTCCGTGGCAACATCGGTTTGCGGCAGATGATCATTCTGGCTGCTGAGCAGAATGGGTATCGGTCGAACTACTCCAGCATGGTGGACCTGAATGTTCAGCGTGCAGCGTTCAATATGAACGGCCGCATGATCAACGCGACTGGGTTTTCAACCATCGCAATCAGCACCATTCTGAGCAACGTTGCGAACAAATTCCTGATGATCGGCTGGAACTCAGTCGACATGACACCGATGAGCATTGCACCGGTTAAAAATGTTCGCGACTACAAGCAGATTACAACCGTGTCGCTGACAGGGGATCTGCAGTACGAGCAGCTCGGGGCCGATGGGCAGATCAAGCACGGGACCCTTGGAAATCAGTCCTACACAAATCAGGCTGATATCTACGCTCGCATGCTGGCCATCACCGAAAAGGACATCGTAAATGATGACCTCGGGGCACTGACCGCAACGCCACAGCGTTTGGGTCGCGGTGCTGCTCTGAAGCTCAACGATCTGTTCTGGACGGAATTCCTGAACAACTCGGCATTCTTCACCAGCGGCCGAACCAACGTCAATGAGGGCGTTGCTGACATGACTATTGGTGGCCTTGATGCAACCGAAACGATTTTCAACAACCAGACAGACCCAGACGGAAAGCCGCTTGGATTGATGGCTAAGATCCTGCTTGTGCCAACCGCACTGAAGAACAAAGCTCTTGCATTGACCGATGCAATGAGCCGCGTGCAGTCTGGGAACACAGCTGGTCAGTCAGACGTCAACGTGTTCGCAGGTCGCTTCCGTGTGGAGAGTTCTCCATACATGAGCAACTCAAGCTACACCGGCTATTCAGCCGCAGCGTGGTACATGCTGGCCGATCCGATGGATATGCCAGTCATCGAAATTGCTGCACTCAATGGCCGTGTTGAGCCAATCGTCGAAACTGCAGATGCGGACTTCAATGTGCTCGGTATCCAGATGCGCGGCAAATCTTCCGTCGGCGTCAATCTGCAGGAGTACCGTGCTGGCGTCCGAGCAGACGGCGGTGCGAGCTGATAGCCAGAGACTGGCAGCGTGACCGGGTTGGAGGCCCCAGCCCGGTCAGTTTTTAAATGCAGGTATCCAAGCAGGTTGTTCTATGAAAATCACCATGATTCGAAATCCTTCCAGAAGGTTCGGCTGCGAACTCATGGAAGGGCAGACGGGCGAGGTTAGCGATAACCTTGCAGCGTCTTTGATTGACGCGGGACTTGCCGTTGAAGCAGTCACAGCACCAGTGCAGGCGTCGAAAAAGAAAATCGAAGCAGTTCCCGAGAAACCAGCAATCAAGGGTGAGTGAGTGACGGACAGCACGCCAAAAACTTTTGTTGGAATGCCGGGCTATGGGCTGCAATCAGCAGATTCAGGGCGAGGGCTCTGGCGTGCGCGACGCGACATGCGAAATGTCGTCGTGGAGTATCGCCAAGGGTCGCTGCTAGCCGCAAATTTCAACGGTTTGTGGTGTTCCGCTCTCAATTTGTGTCACCGCGGGCAGAATGTGCAGTATTTTGCAATGCTGCATGATGACGTCGGGCCACAAGATGGATGGCTGGATACTCTGATCGAGGAAATGGAGGCCAACAATCTTGATGTGCTTGGCGTTGTGGTTCCAATCAAGGACCTGAAAGGCGTCACAAGCACGGCGATTGACGGTGAAACAACCTGGCGTCCTAAATGTCGACTGACGATTAAGGAGGTTATGAGCCTTCCGGAGACATTCACGAGCAAAGATATCGGCGGGCCACTGCTGAACAACACTGGCTGCTGGGTGTGTAAGTTCGATCCTGAATGGGCTCGCAAAGTTCATTTCACAATCAATGACAGGATTGTTTTCAATCGCGCCACAGACCGCTATGAAGCTGAAGTGGAACCAGAAGACTGGTATTTTTCTCGGCTATGCCATGAGCTGAATCTGAAAATCGGTGCAACGAGAAAGATTCAGGTTACTCATCGTGGGTCGATGGAATTCGTCAACTATCGTGCGTGGGGTGATCAGTACGACAAGGCTTTAGTGTCAGAGAGCCAGTTGCCGTTTAAATTTCCGATGGACATCAACGGTTGGCTTTTCCCAGAAGAGGGCAGAGCACTTGCTGAGCTGGCTGAGGGCAAGGACGTCCTGGAAATCGGGAGCTACTGCGGACTGTCGACAGTCTGCATCGGAAGAACAGCTAAATCTGTCACTGCTGTGGACTACTTCGACGGTAGGTCAACGCCGATTCCAGACAACACGCTGCCTGCGTTTCAGGCCAGTTGTGAACGGTATGGGATCTGGAATAAGGTGACCGTAAGGCATCCAGACGACAGCCTGAGTGGTGCTGAGTTTGACCTGGTGTTTATCGACGGTGACCATGCGGCAGAGTCGGTCAAAAGCGACATCGACAAAGCGTTGAGCGTATTGAGGCCAGGCGGGCTGATCGCGTTCCATGATTACAGACTGCACCCGAAAGAGGTGGACCAATCTGACACGTTTGATGAGGGTGTCACTGAGTCTGTGAATGAACTGATTTCTCTTGGTGGTGAGATGGTCGCTCGGCACAAAACGCTGGCGATCGTGCGGCCGCCTCAACTCGTTTCAAACCCTGAATAAGGAATTCCATAAATGGCACAGGTAACCTATCGCCACGGCGAACCACGAATGATTGACTACACGCCCGGAGCTAACGTCACAGCCGGCGACGTTGTGTTGCTCGGGAATACAACCGGGCTGACATGTGGCGTTGTCCACACTGATACCGAAAGCGGCATTCTTGGCGCAATTGCAGCAGGTGGCGGCATCTATGATGCAACCAACCTGAACAACGCTGCCAACTATGCGAAGGTGTGGTGGGATGACACTAACAACAAAGTCACGACGACCAGCACAAACAATGCCCTGTTCGGATTCATTGTTGATGACGGTGAAGGCGGGGCCAATACAACCTGCCGCGTTCTGCATCAGCCATATGTGTGATAGGACCGTAATCGCTGCGAGGTGAAGCCATGGACGAAGAAGAAGTAATTGAAACGATCGGCGATGCCATCGAATCGGTTGCGAAAAACATGGTGCAAACTTCCAGCGAAAACGGACGTTCCGCAACGCGAGTTCCGATCAGGGATCTCATTGAAGCGGATCGGCACATTGCACAGAAAACAGCATCAGCCAAAGCTCATTTCGGTTTGCGTTTCACAAAACTGGTTCCTCCGGGTGGTGGATGATGAGTTCTCGATTCTCCACATTCTTCCGCAACCATGCAACTCCAGTGTTGCGGCGGGAGTTTAACCAGCCAGTTGATTTCATCGATCGGACTGGTACGGAGATTAGGTTTTCGTGTTTCGTGGACTTGGATGAGATCCCATCAGGTGAAGAGTTTTCAGACCTGCAGGGCAAAGTGTCAGTGAAGACCGTAGACCTGCGGGCGTACGTCGACACAGATGGGATTGGTGATCTGATTAAGGTCAGATACTCAGATGAGTTGTTTGACGTCTACGGAGCGAAACCTGATGAATTCGGCTCGACGATATTCAGTATTCGGCGGCGTTTTGATCAGCAGCAGCATTCGAATCAGTTCGACTTGAGCGGAGCGCAGCAGCCGTATTTGTAGGTGAAACATGCTTGAGCAGGTGAAAGATGATCTGAACCAGATTGCATCTGAATCAGTTCGGGTTGGTCTTGTGGAATTCGTCAGGTATTTGCTGTCGACTATTCCACCAGAGCGAAAGCGAACCAGGAGAGCATGCCGGATAGTTCACAGTGACGGCGATTTGGTTGGCTTCAGTGGTACTGTCTTTCCGTCATCTGAACGATTTCCAACGTCAGGGACTCGCACAAAAAAAATCGTTACCTCTGCCTGGCAGAGAAAACAGCAGGACGTTTTTAATTCGATTCAGGCACACTGTGCTGAGTCGATTGCCAATATGAAACCACTGTTTCACATAACTGTGAAAGGGTAAAAGATATGCCAGTAGTATCAAAAGGAACTGTCCTTCAGATGGACGTTGCCGGCTCACTCGCCGCAGTTGCGGAAGTGCTCAGTATTGAGGTATCCGGCGGAAAGTCTGAGACATTCGACGCAACTATTCTGAATCAAAATACCAGCGGAATGGCTCGTCAGGCGACCGGGTTTTCTACCCCGCCGGACATCTCTGCAGAGCTTTTCTGGCTGCCGACAAATGCCGGTCATCAGGCAATCACGGATGAAATCACCACACCGACCACGGTTGTGGCAAATCAGCTCGACGGCAAGGTGATTTATGCTGACACCGGCGCAACGGAAATGCCGTTTAAGATTGCTGGCGTTGAGGTGGGAATCACTGTTGCCAAGGATGACGGCGTGAAGGGTAACGTGACATTCACGCTCAACGGCAACCCGACGTACCCAACGTGATAGGCTGGTGAGAAGCAATGAAAGTACGCATCACATTTCCGCATGAGGCCAGCTCACGAGCACCAGAAGGCACGTTCACCATTGTGGACGGAAAACGCATGCGACTTCCCGGACTGGAGATTGAGGGGCCTGACGTCTACAAGCTGGTTGGTTGCGGATTAGCAGAACCGGCTGACGACGAGTGTGCTGCGATGTTCAGCCCAGAACAGATTGCGTTGGCAAAAGAAACTGGCCACCCGATGCTGATGCGCCAAATGGCTGAGATTGTTCTGGAAAAGAAACAGGCCGAGGAAACTGCTGAGATTTTTTCTGATTACGGAGATGATGAAACCGCATGAGTATTAACGTCCGCGAACTGCTGCTGACCCCTGTTGTAACCCCGACGGAAATTGTACCACTGCCGGAACTCGGTGAAGGTGTGTCGGTAACTGTCAAAGGCATGACTGCCCGCGACAAAGGTGCTTTTGATATGCAGTTCGTCACGAAGGGCGAGCACAACACGCGGGCACAGAAGCAAATGCGGGAGCGAATGCTGGTTGCGTGTTGCGTAGACGAATCAGGGTCCAGGCTGTTTACGCTGGAAGACGTCGCATCGCTCGGGCTTCAGTCGGTGGCAATCGTGGAGCGTATTTTCGACGCATGCCAGCGTGTCAACGGGACATCGACGAAAGCCGTGGATGCGGCGGAAAAAAACTCAGAAGCGACCGCAGATATTTAATCGCTGCGGAACTCGCTGAAGCCTGGGGTGTTGCTGACATCGATGCTCTGATGGATTCAATGACAGTCGAGCAGTTGGATATCTGGGTCGCAAAAGATCGTATCAGCCCGATCGGAATGGCGGGTGTTGTGGAACTGCTGGCGACGATTGGTGCGTCTTTCCTGTCAACGAAAGAGCATCCATTGACACCGGCAGACCTGAAAAAAGCGTGTATTGTGCATGGTGTGAATTGGTCACCATTGGAGCCGGAAGAGAAGCCAGCAACAGCCGCACAGGTGCAGTCGATGTTGGCGATGGCAACAAGAAAGTAGGGGTGATCTGTGGCGTTTATCGGTGACCTGGTAGTCAGAATCAGCGCGACGACAAAGGCCCTGAATTCGCCGATTGCGAAGTCACAGCAGGCCCTGACGCAACTGACTACAGTGGCCACGAAAACGGTTAACGCTGTCTCTGACCTGAACAGCCTCACCTTCAGTTCAACACTGGAGGACGGTCTGGTCACGACAGTAACTTCGATGACCGATCTGCATGACGCAACGACAGAGATCACTTCGACACTGCGCGACATGGAAACGGTCGCAGACGTGGCAGCGTCTTCCACTCAATTGATGGCCACCGGGATGGCTCTGGCTGCTGGCAGCAGCGGGGCACTTGCCACAGGAACGGCCGTGGCCAGTAAAGGGCTGACGAGTCTGCTGGTCGGAGTCATCGCAGCACGGCAAGCCACTACAACAATGGCTTATGCATTTGGGCTCGCTGCAGATGGTGCCAGGGTGCTGCTGATACCGCTGCGGGCAATGGGCAGTGTACTGGCGACAATCGGCAGCATTGGAATGAGCGTTGCGAGGTTATTGCTTAAGCCGTTCGGGCTCGTGTTTAGCTCCCTCAAAATGATGGCCTCGGCCGCACTGCAGGTGCTCGGGCCATTTATGGGACTGGCGGGCGGCGCGGTTAAGTTGTATGTCACATTCCGTGCGTTTAAACTGCAGTTGCAAATACTGTCGAAGCTGTTCGGATTTCTTCCTCCGAAAGTCAAGGTGCTTTTCGTTGGGTTGATGGGCCTCGGTGCTGCATCAAGAGCAACAACTGCCGCACTGAATTCGATGGGGATCGTCGGCCGAGCGGCAGCCAAAGCGATCAGCCTGTTGACGCTGCCTATGCGTGCGATCATAAGCCCGATGCAAACGGCACGCGCGGTTGCAGGCGGACTGAATGCGACGCTGGCAAAGACTGCAGCAGTGAGTGCGAAGGCTGGCACTGCATTAACCGGAGGTGTAACCAAGGGCGTCAAGTCGATGGGGTCAAGTGTTAGCGGAGCCTTTAAGAACGTTGGTGCATTTGCAGCAGGGGCTCTTCCATTTGCCGCTATTGGCGCGATGAAGTTGGCTGCAGACGCAGAAACGCTGGCAATCAAAATGAAGGTTCTCACCGGCAGCACGGACGAGGCGTCCCGTGTGATGGGGCAACTAGATCAGTTTGCGGCCGATACACCTTTCCAGAAAATGGAGATCGGTGACGCGGTTCAGCAGTTGCTGGCGTTCGGTTCCTCATCGTCCACAGTGTTCGACGAGATGCGGATGCTCGGTGATATCGCAGCGGCGACCGGAACACCAATCGGCGAAATGGCGGAACTTTACGGAAAGGCTCAGGTGCAGGGTCGCTTATTCGCGGAAGATATCAACCAGCTCACCGGGCGAGGTATCCCGATTATTGGACAGCTGGCCCAGCAGTTTGGCGTATCTGAAAGCGAAGTTAAAAAGCTTGTGGAATCGGGAAAGATTGGATTCCCGGAACTGCAGAAGGGTTTGGCGGCACTGGCTGGACCTGGAGGAAAGTTCGGCGGCATGATGGCAGAACTGAGCACTACGACGGCCGGCAGGTTTTCAACGTTCGTCGACAACGTGTATCTGCTCGGCACACAGATCGGCGCACAGCTGCTTCCCGTCGCAAATGAGCTTCTTGTCTGGGGCACGAACTTTGTGTCTGCTGCTGATGGTATCGGCACTGCTTTCAGTACAGCACTGAGCACCATCGGCACATGGTACAACGATACAAAGAACTTCATGATGGACCTCGGCACTGTGTTCGGTGTGCTTGTCGGCAACATGGGGAATATCTGGGCGGGATTGTTTGAAGATATCCCAAGCTTTGCGTCAGCAACATTCTCATGGCTGACAGAAAACGCCAACGTGCTGATCGCGAATATCGGCGCGATGGTGGAAAACATGTTCACGAAACTGAACACCACCGGAAAGCAGCTCGGGGAATGGCTAGCGTACAAAACTGGACTGTCTGATGAAATGATGGATATTGCCGCGGTGCAAAATAAACCGATGCAGGCAACTACAGCTTTTCAGGCTCCTGAGCTATCGAGTGCAACAAAGGCTGTCATTGAGGACGTCAATAAAGCACTGGAAGAGAACGCTGCAAACAGGGCCACAGCTGCGGCCAGCGCAGCAGCGGCACAGCAAACGGACGTCACGAAGACATCTGCGGCGCTCAACACGTCTTTTATTGGTGACCAGACAAAAGCGAATGCGGGAAAAACAGAAACAACTGCAGGTGTTGCTGGTGCTTCGCAAAAAGGAAGCCTTGACGCATGGAAAGTGCTGCTGGCAAACCGCAACCAGCGTGATCCAGTTGTAAAGGCCACAGAAAAGCAGACAAAGGAAATCGTGAAGGCACTTAAAGAAACAAAGCCAGTCGTGCCGCAGTTCGCTCCGGAGTTCGCATAATGGCAATAGTTTACAACGGCATTCGCAAACGCAGTGGCAAGAACTCCAAAGGCATTCGCACATACACGATTGTAAAGCAGTTCACCGCAGAGACGCAGGCGGATGCAAACGAATATCTTGTTGGCTCACATCCGAGTGTAACGCCGATTGGCAGAGGCCACGACACAGACCCATATGCCTATTGCATCAACATTTCTGTCGATGGACCAGACGCGCAAGACGGGTTTGCGAATTGGACTGTGACCGAAGAATACGACAGCGTGTATGAGCTGGCAGAGAATCCAGTTTTCGAACCGGCCCAGATCGAGTGGGACGGCGAAAAATTTGAGGAGGTCGCAGTTTACGATAACACTGGCGACGCGATTATCAATTCAGCCGGCGACCCATACGAAAACGTCATGCGAGAGCGAACACGGCGAGTTGTGTCTATTCGCAAAAACGTTTCATCAGTTCCAACGTGGATAATCACGGCAGAGGATGCGGTCAATAGTTCGGCATTCACGGTCGATGGTATCACTGTACCAGCGGGGATGGCGAAGCTCGGCGCGCCAAAACTCGGCGCATGGCAGATCAGAAACGGCATTCGATATCGTGAAATGTCAATGCAGATGACATTGAATAAAGACGGCTGGAATCTGCAACCAATGGAGGTTGGTTTTCGGTATCGCAACGGCTCAGGCGATCTAGTCAAGGCTGTATCTGATGACGGAACTGATCCAACGAATCCAGTGTGCCTAAAAGCCGATGGAACGTTGCTTGCAAATCCAACGCCATCCACAGTTGTCTATGGCGACTGGGATGTATACCCGGCATTCAATTTCAACACGCTTCCGCTGGCATAGGCGCAAAAGATGACAAACGAAATTTCGATTCAGGTGGCAATGTCGCGGGCAGATTCCGTCAACACGAAGAACAGCCACACATTCCCGGCAGTGCTGATTCAGCGCGACCAGACACTAAAGCGGCATTTCGATCAGATCGTGTCGATTGGCACTACAGAAGAAAACGTTACGTTTGGAGACATCTCAACGAATGGTTTTCTGATCATGTACAACATCGGTGCCAACTATGTCGAGTGGGGCACCACGACAGCAGACTACGGTGGCAAAATGGAATCAGGAGACTCGGCTGGACCATTTCGGCTGAACGCTGGCAAAACGCTGTACATGAAAGCAAACACGGCAGCGTGTGACGTTCGGATCTGCATGTACGGAGGCTGAGTTTATGGCAGGCTACATGCTCACTGGCGGGCAAATGCGGGACATTCGCGAGACCGTGCGAATCGCCCGGCAGCAGACCGGAGGCGGCAAAGAGAATCCGCGGCACTTCGGCGTGCAGGCTGACCGTGCCGTAATCCTCGACGCCGCCCTTGGCGTAGCAACGCACGCCCTGACAGGTGCCACCCACTGCCTTGCCACACGATGCATCTGGTCACCAGCGGACGAAGAGTACACGGAAACAACCGAGCAACTTACCGTCTGGAATCACTCAGAGGCTCAGGAGTACGACGCGGACACGTTCGGCCTGGCTCGCTGGATTGACGGGCACTGGTATTTTATGGGCGACTGTGAAGCGATGGACTCAAGGTAATCTTATGCGAATGAGTATGTGCTGTTGTGGAACGCTCGATGGCTGCACAAATTGCCGCCTTCCTGTTGACTTATCGCTTGCCAATATCGCGCTGAATTTTCCGAGTACAATTGATACCGGCATTACCACAGGTACGGGCACGATTTCATATTCCAGCAGCGGCAGCACAGGGTATGGCGGGGCTCCGTGGACGTCCTCATCAGAGGAAACGCAAACTCAGTATATCAGTCCTGCGTTCGGGTCAGCCGTGCAGTTGAGGAAACGAGGGCTTACACCAGGTGGTGCAGCAGAAACAGGGCTGGGCTACGACGGGGCAGCAGGTTTTTGCCAGTGGTTATGGAATGACGTCAGGGTGACGGAGTGGGATTATCACAGGTCAGCGCACGACGTAAACGACGGCGGCTCACATGGCTCAGCATATTGGGAGCACACTTACATACCGCAGGTGCTGACAAGTATTAGAACATACACGCCACTGAATGCGACGGACTCGACAAGCCCATGGAATCGCGTTGTCGATGGATACTCCGGAACGACGACGGGCTGCGTAATCACGCCGACGCCATCATGTACGGTGTATTACACCTATCGCGGATATGTCACTACCCTCTGGGCATATAATGTTAGCCAATTGTACACCTACGCCAGGTTGCAGTTGGTGTATGGATATCCGCCAAGCACGCAAACATACCCGCCAAGTTGCAGCGACCCTTACACGCTGCTTTTCAAAAAGGCGACCAGTGCGGTTTCTGGCGGTGGTTTATTTTGGGTGCTTACGCTGTATTCGTCTGTCAACCGTTCCAGTAGCACTGAAGGAGAGGTGAACGTCGCCGGCGGATACGATTTCCCTGACGACTTTACTATTCCGGGTGGCGTAACATTTCCTCCAGTAATACAGGGAATCGGCAACACAACTATCGGCGGTTGGGATAACTCAGGTCTTGGAACATCGGGCACATCGACAGGAGGATGGCCAGCTGCCTCCGGCTCATGTGTCTACGCAAAATTCGTTGACTGTGACGCCGACCTAAACGGCGACCCGATCGTTCTGGAATTCAATCAGCACCTCAACGAGTGCGGCACAAATAACTTTTTTCAGTTTGCGTCAGTACCGTCCACGGTGGAGCTAGTCCTTGATTGGTGAATGTGAATATTTGCTGCATGGGAATACATGCTTACATCCGAAGCAATACGGGGTGCAGATTGAGACGTCTGCATGCGCTGGGTGCGTCTTGATTGGCAACGCGAATCCAAAGCCAGAGATGGCGTCATGCAAACATCTGGGTTCACAGCGAAAATGCTGCGATGTGCTGTTTATTTGCCGTATGCACAAAGCTGACTGTGTAAAGCAAATTGGAGACCATCATTCAGCGGCGGTTCTCTGCTGCGAAACATGCCCGGATCACGAACCGATCACGTCATAGTTGCCGCTGGAGCAGGCCAGCAACGCACAGCAAACGGGAGAGCCGACGCCGCGAATGGGTCGGCTCGCTGTGTTTTGTGGGGAGTTTAGAATGTTATTCAAAAGTGAGTTTTGGATAACATATAGTTATCGTGACTGTTCAAGTATCGGGTTCCTGTCTCCCCATTTGTCTCGCAACGATCCGAGCGGCCTTCCGTCATACGAGGGCCGTTTGCCGTTAACGTAAAACCAGTGGTGATACGTCGCACGGTAGTCTGCTAAATACTGCTCACACTCTTCCGCCCACTCGACAGGCGTGATGCGATAGCGTTTCCCGTGGTAATCTCCAACCATCCTGCATACCCAATATCCACCGTGCAGCCGAATCAGCCCTGTAAGACACTGGTCCCAGTGCGAGAATTCACACACCAATCTGGCGTAAACAAAGGCGATGGGCACGATAACAATGGCTTGAACGCGAGGCGTCAAAGTCTCTTGTTGTTCGCTGGAGTCTTTCATACATCAATTCCTTTCGTCGCCCGGCTTATGCCAAGCGTTCGCTGTATCAGTCTTGCGGCCCGCGAAACAGTTGCGGTTTCCGATCCGCCTTCACGTAGAGCGGGTGTCTCGGCTTGCCGTGCTTCGTGAGTTCGAGGCAGTGAATCGGTTTCGCCGGAAAGCACTCGAACAACTTCATGGCTTCTACGTCGCGACAAAACGGCACACTGGCCCCCCATGCGGCGACAACCAAATCTGCCGTCATCGCCGCAAGCAATTCGTTGTCGCCACGAACGCCACCTGTGACGGTGTCCGCATAAAACAATTCCTTCGGGTACGTCGCTCTCCACGCAAACAGATTGCGGACGCTGAGCGTATCGTACCCCCACGATTGCGCAAAGTTGATGCACCTCCTAATCGTAGGGTCGTCCTGTGTGCCGTCTGCCGTGCTTGGATTCAGCATCACGAAACAGCACACACCTTTTCCAGGTCTGTGTCCACCGTCTTCGCCGAAGAACATCCACGACCTCCGAAGCGACCAACGATACCGACCGCATTCGCTCACGTCTGCTGACTTGCTCACCTTTCCAATTCGATGAACAGCGAACAATGAATTCAACCCGAGTTGCGGGCTGGCCGTTTCTGTTTGTTCCATGTCTTTTCTCCGCAACCGGGTTAATTTCAAAGCGTTCAATGGACTCTTCACGTCCCCATCATCCCACGACTGGTACCCACGACCCACCAGCCACTTTTTCGCCTGAACTCTCACCCACATCGGGAGATTTGTTCGGGCTGTGATCATCTTCATCACCGCCGCCGTTTTCGCTATTGGGTTCGCTGGGATCTTGCTCGTCAGATCGAACTCCTCGCAGTGAGCATCGAAGGTCGATGTCTTTCCTCGCGAATAATCCAGCAATGCCAGATCAAGCGAATGGTTGTATTTACCCAGTTGCGTTTGCATCTGTTTCCCCTGTCGACTTAGAACAAAACGCTGAAACCGAGGCGGAAAACGGTCTCAGAAAATGGCACGCTTTCCGCCGCCCGGTTTAGCGTTAGCGTTATGCGGACTCAGAGCCGCTAATGGTTCTGACGATAAACTCGGTTAGCTGCTCTGCTGCATTCGCTGACCAAATTATGACGCAGCTACTTCCTTCGGAGTCTGGGCAACTAACGTCGAACAGTTTGCTACTGATGATTTGGTCTATAACCTTAGCTCCAATTTCCGATTCGGCTGATTTCTGCAACGCGTTGCAGTGGTCACATCGCAAACTAGGGAGGATAAATCCGATTCCACAAGTATGGCACAAGCTGTCTTTCATGATCTCAATTGCATCCATCCGCATAACAAAGAATCTCAATCATCGTTGCCTCACAAAGCAAAATAATAAAAACATGCACGGGAGTTGCCGACCGGCCTTACACTAAAATCAACGTCACCAGCGGCAACCCGGTGATTTTGAGCGTTCACACGACTGATATTGCCTTCGCGACGGCGGCCTTTGCGCCTGCGAGAATGTGTCCGCCATCTTCCTTTAACTCAATCTCAACCAGCCATATCATGTGCCGCAAATGTGTCAGCAGATCCGGAGCAGCAGCAATCAATCGTGCGTTCGCGTCATTCCGCACAAGCACATCATCACGCAATGAGTCTCGATCTGTGTGGGCAACAATGTATTCCACCTTGGACCCATCTGCCCGCATTCGGCCAATCCAATTACTGACAGTCGTCTGCTCCACGCCCCACGGTCCCGGCGTGTGAACAAAGGCATGCACCGGAGCCGATGCACCCGTGTTTTCAGTTCCTTCAGTCATTCGTTTACCTCGCCTTTCGTCGGCACCGGTGATGCCTGTCGTTAGCGGGACTAAACCAGCTCGATCTGTGTGTAGCCGATTCGCCTTGCCCATTTGCGATCACCAACCATGATGTCGCCACTTCCGCTCCATATTTCCGTGTCGATCATTCCGGCCAACGCAGCCGGATCAACTGTCGGAGGGTTCACTATAGTTAACACCGATTGTCCAGCCACGCCGCCACGCTCACGGGGTTCCAGTTTCAACCGCACCTTCGGCTTGTCTTTCGTCGCTCCGTGGCAACTGGGGCAATCGTCCCAGTTTGACTCCGGGTCTTTACCGCTACCGTTGCAGGTCTCGCAATGCTCTGGGGCAATCACTGTCACCGCTGCTATTCGTGCATCAATACTCATACAAAGCCTGCTAACAATGCGGTGAACGCGAGTTGCCGTTCACGCGGGTTTGAAATTGAAAATCTTTTGGCGGCAACCGCGTTACCGCTGTCGTTCTACGCATCTTCCGCAAAGAAGTGCTCGTATCGTTTTTGCCGCCACTCGTCGCCAATCCTGTTTACGCCGAGAGGTTCGTCTTTGTATTCGATCCTGAAAAAACCAAGCGGCTTTCGCTTCGTGTACCGTGATCGGTCTGGGGTCACTATGCTCTTGAAATCTTCACCCTTAGCTTGAATCCAACTTGCATGGTGTATCAACTCCGCTTTCCATTCGCTGTCTCGCAATGGATACAGCCAAAACGTCCTGTGCCGGTATTGTGTGTACGACTTCGCGTAACACGCGAAACCTTTGTGAACAGCTATCCCAGACAATGGCCCGTCATAGCTTCCGGTTGCCCACAGCATGACAGCGTCGAGTAAATGGTAAACGCTACCGTCATGCGCGTACGTGTTGTTCCAACACGTTCTACCCATGCACAATTGGCAGTGGTCGCCCCTGTTTCGTCTTGCTTCACAACGACACCAAGAGCGTAGAACAACGCGATGAACACCGAGCGACGGGTCAGGCGTTTTTGACATGGTTAATCCTTCTCCCGTCGCCGGGTTATCGCTGACGTTAAACGGTTCCTTGGAAACACGTAGACCGGCTGAGTGCGGTACTGACCGTAGGGACTGTACGGGTTGTTGATGCTCGTTGGACTGTACCGACTTCCGTACACACCATACGGGTTCGAGATCGAATTTGGTGCGTACCTGTTCGAACTCAGCTCGCCGAGGTAAGTCCCACTGCCCGAGTAGAGTCTTGGCGTGTTCATCTCGTATCGCTCAGCGTAGCGCACATACGAACCTGGACGCGACTGGTAGCGATCTTGCGCTAAGCATGGAATCGCCAACAACAACAGCACCAACATAAATACCGCTAACGTCTTCATCGCCTTACTCCAGTGTTTTGAGAATCTTGAAAAACTACCGTTCGCATCAAGTGTATTCCAGTTGCTTAACGGGGTCAATGACGTTAAGCTTGGGATTACTAATGACCAAAGGAGTCAATCATGCGATACTACATTGACTGTGAGTTTGATGGACACAATGGACCGCTGTTAAGCATGGCTCTTGTTTGCAACCACATCATCGGGATACACATTCGCGTTTTG